ACTTGCCAATCATCTGTGTCTGCATCAAACCCAGTGGCAGTAGGAGTGACAAGGAACTTTAGCATCGTTCCTACCCACACCTTGTTCTCCATGTCGTTATTACAATTACAAGCCATATCTTAATATTTCATTTCGTTTCTTATCCGTAAATATTTCACCCAAGCGAAGTGTTTCCTATTCTTTGTGTATTCCTCGTTGTGTTGATAGTCGTAAGCCTCTTGTTCGAGGCTGATGTCGTAGTATGCAAGGCGCATCCATTTTGCACCGTAGAATGTATGGTCTGGCTTGTGCCACCTTCGCCATATCCACCTGCAAACATATTCAAACATATACCATAGGTAGAAACCTATGTAGAGCATTTCACGCATCTGCTTTGTGTGTATCGTTTCGTGCCTGCGTGTCGTTTCGCTGAAATCCGCATTCTTTCTTATGAAGACAATCTCGAAAAGGTTGATTGCTTTAAATCCTTTGAATGGTATTATGTTGTTTCTAATCTCTATCATAGTCCTTCAATTTTTGAATAGTTAATCACCTATATCTTCACCTCCATCATCTACTCCATTCCAATAATAATACGTACCAGAATCATCTACACGCTTTTGTATTGAGTATGCCTCTTTAAATTCCAACACACCATTTGTTATCTTGTATATAAAACCATGCACAGTGTTGTTGTTAATAAGAGTGCCCTTCGATGCAAAATGGGTAGTGCCACTTGCAGCCATTTTTGTATTACTACTTGCAGGAAGATAGTTAGACATTGCATTACCGCTATAATACAACCCATCATAAGATTGTCCCTCTGTAGGTTGATAAACTTTATCACCTTGTGAATCAATCATATATCCTGCGTGGAACACATACGCATTGTTGGGTGAGATGGATGATGTTGCGTAGTTGTAGATAGCTTCCGCAGAACCATATATCTGCTTTTTTGTTCCCTGAATGTAGTATTCAAATGCAAGTTCAAATGATGCGCTTTGCGATTCGTTGATTATTTGCGACAAACCCGTATACCCCAAGTTGTATCGTGGTGTTCCTTGTGGGTCGTAGAAAATGAAATAAGGAATACCATCGTTGTCAAGTCCAAGTGAGATGTAATTAACGCCATTCTTACCAGCAAATCCAATTTTTGAACCAGTAAATTGAACACCATCAACGGTTATTGTCATTCCCGCCTTTTTCAAGTCGTTCCTAACCTCAACACTATATTCTTGCGATGTTAGTACCATCTTCGACTCGCTGCGTGTCCTTGCACCCGAAATACTCATCGGGTCAGATTCGTCAGCAATGTAACCTTCCTCCAAGCGAACGCCTGCAATGTACACATATTTACTTGTTGTAGTACCAATCAACAATCCGTTGTTACATTGGATGATTGGTGCAGCTGTGACACCAGTCTTTATGTAAAAATGTGCATAGTATCGTTTCCACGATGTTGTAAGAGTGTGTATGCACTCACCACCTGCATTGTCATATATAGCATCCGTTGTCTTATCCGTATATACCGCTGCGCTATTATGTTTGTTGTAGTCGTTACTCGAACTACTTCCGCTTGCAGTTACGTAGCTATAGATACCAGTATGTATCTTCAAGCCGTCTTGTGTGGAACGTGCCCAGAAACTTATCGTATAGACCTTTCCTGCCGTTAGAATCTTTGCGTATTGTGTGTTAGCCCAATCGTAACTATTATACACCATAAATGCGGCAGAGTTGTTGTTACGATAAAAACTCATGACGTTTCCATGTCCATCCGCATTTGTGTAATCTAACACCTCGTTGGAGTTTATTTGGTTATAAATCGGGTCGGAATTATAGTTCGTAGTCGTGGTGAACATATTATCACCCTCTATTTTAGTGCCATCGCTGTCACTTATACAGAATGCCGTCGCTATACTACCACTTTCAACTTTCAAGTTCTTTATCGCAACAGTTGAAACACCGCTTGTTGTGTGCCTTAGCGAAATGCTATTTAGCGCAGTCAAAGGTGTTGAAGTCGTACCAGAGAACGAGAATTTAAACTCAGTCCATGACGTAGTTACATCTATTGTTGTGGCTGTCGTTCCATTAATATAAACCGTTGCCGTTGTGTTACCACCCATAGAACGGATAAGACCACTAACGGTTACTGAATCCATGCTCACGCCACCAAAGCCGCTTATATCTCCTGTACCAGTTCCTGCAAACTCCACACCATAGGCTTGAATGAACGGAACGCAAGAACCAACGAACGAAAGCCCATCAGTAAATCCAAACAAGTTGCTATTGTATTTTTGCGATGCAACACTTGCGGATATGCCATCGGCTTGTATTTGCAGTTTGGCTATGTTTGTTTCGTTGGTGGTAATACGTCTTGCTTGTGCAGATATGTCATCGGCATTTTGCGTGATTTTCGATTCCGCAGTATCCAACCTATTACCAAGAGCATTCACCGTAGTATTTGTTGCGTAAGATGTTAACTTACCATCAACAACACTCATAGCATAGGATGACCATTCTACGTTATATTTCAACGTAAGGACACCCCACAATGTTGTGTCATCATGTGTTGTAGGATTTGTGTAGCAATTTATCGTTACACTACCACCTGCAAGCACACTTGTTGAAAAACCACTCAACCTAACGACACCATTGGATTGCAACGTTGCCGAACAATTCGTTCTTGTTCCTATTGACAAATAACTATTAATACTACTTGCTGCAACTTTTTCACCATTGATGGTAAGATTGATGGTGTAGTCAAGATAGCTTACGTCGTATGTTGTTGTTTCTCCACTAATAGAGGCGGTAATTGTCTTGGTATCTTGTGCAACTGAAAATACATATTGGTCGTTCGTCTCAACCTCTGGCACATCAACTTTACTGAACGATGCCGTAAGTTGTCCCCAAAGTTGCGTCTTTGCCGTATCGGTGTAGCAATTAATTACCGCATTACCACTTGATGCGGTAGGGGTAATAATCAAATCACCATGCGAAGATAGTGAAACAAGTGTGCAACCAGATGTCGAACTTAAAGAAAGCCTACTGCCTACCTCTGTTACGGATTGGTTTACACCATTCTTTGAAAGTTTTACCTTATATGTCAAGTCGCCACTACCCGAATATTGCTGATACCCACGGTCAAGCCAAAACGAATAGTTGTCCGCACCAACAAGAGTAGAAACATCTGTTCCTGTTCCACTACCTGATGATGTGTAGAACAATTGCCCCGTAACGACCACCTTGTCACGTCCCCAATAGTTTGGTTTCTTTCCATTTGCGGCACTAAGGTCAAAGCTATTTATATTTTGATAGAACACAATGGCTGGCGGTTGTACCTCTGTGTCAAAACTATTTGAATAAGACGTGATATATATAGCGTATTGACGTGCAAGGTCGTCTTGTGTAGGTGTTACACCAGATGCTACTTGATGTCCCAACAATACCACATCATCACCGACCTCTGGTGTAGCGGTTGTTAGTTGGGGATTACGATATTGGTTTTCAACACTAAGGTCTATCCAATGACATGGATATACCTTACCATCTTCCAAAGTCATTGACTTGGGTGCTGTAGAAACCGCATCTACCGCCATCCAATAGTAACGGTTGCTTATGTCGTAGTTTTCGCCTGCATTTGCTTTGTCGAACGTAGTGTGCATCACTTGGTCGCCAACTGCGAACTTTTGATAGATTGCCCTACCATCATTGTCATTAGCCTTGTAATAGCAACGATAGAATGAAGGATTGCTTTGTACAGTGTCTGTCTTATCATCATTTAGCATTTCAACAAAATCAATGGTACAATCAGCGGCACTAAGCAAGTAAGCTCCACCTGCACTCCTAAGTTCGTCGATGATAAGTTGTGCAAAGTGCGCTGCTTTTGCATTTAGGACATCAGTATTTATCGTCCCTGCACTTATCGTACCCGTTGTGGATAACCCTTCCACAAGACTTAAAAGACGCGCTGAGAGTTCATCGAACGTTCCATCACCAGCACTTGTCACACCATAGTTGCCCGTTCCGAACGTGGCACCGCCATTAAGCCGTGCCTGCCCGTCAGATGTAATACCTTGAAGGAATCTTATCAGTCCACTTGCAGTGTCGGCATTGTTCTTAGACAGGAACAGCGTCCCACCGACGTTCCTTATCTGCGCCATCAACTCTGACTGTGACATACCGCCACCTACACCTGCGTTCCCGCTCATGATGGCATCAACCTGCGCCGTGAGGTTCTCCAACGTCGTAGTCGTAACATTGTCATTCAGCACTACCTGGTATTCTGGGAGAGGTCTCTTTCCCTCGTCGATGGTGACGGTCTGTATAGTTACGATACCCGATGATATCCCTAAGTCAGTGTCGCTGAAACTCAGCTTCACACCGGGCCTCATCTTTGCGGCATCAGTAGGATGGTTCTGCATCCAAATATTGTCGATGCTCGGCTCATATTTGTAGTTAGGATGGTCGTTCTCTGCGAGGAATGCACTTGCAGCAGTAAGGAGCCTGTTCTCTGCGGCTATCACATACACATCATCCATCTCGATACCAGCAATGACGAAGTAGTCACCTGCGTTGATCGTCCATGTGCTGTTAGGGTAGGCATAGCCGGTAACATCATCGTTGATGCGCTCCATTCTCAGAACGGAGCCTTGCGAGGGGTCACTTGCGCTGACTGGGTTCACCTCCAAGATGGTAAACTCCCTTGCGGCACACATACCGCTCTTCATGATGATCGTCGCCTGACCCTCACTCGTGAGCTTGTCTTTCCAGTCAAAGCCGAGGTATGGGATAGTCATCGTGAACTCCTTGACAATCGTCACTCCGTCTGTGTCCACAGCATCGTCTGCATCGTAGTTGCCATCAGCACACACTCCGTTGTCAGCAGGATTTTGGGCACTGAGGATTCTGTCAAGTCTCTTGTCAGTCTGGTCATACGTGACGGCTGTTATCTCTGCATCCGTCGTTGTCATACCCTCCAACGTGGGGTAAATCTCCTCGTTGTCGCCACTGCCGTCAAAGTGTACCTCACCGTCTATGATGCCGTAGTTCTCCACGTTACCGCTCAACAGATAGACATCGTGTCCGTCACCTGCCGTATGCTCACGTACTGCGGGCAGCATCAGGTACGGCATGTACATAGCCTCGTTGATGAAGCCCTTGTTGTTGTAGTAGCGGTACGGCATGTTCTTCTGCGATCCGTAAGCACGCAGACGGGTAACAACCCTTACATCCGTGTCTGGTACTCTCTTGATGGACATCAGGCCGTTGCCCTTTCCGTACTCTACGGTGCTCGTCACCACGACAGATGCACCGACGATTATCGTCTTTCCGCTCCTTGTGAAAGGTATCTTCCAGTTCTTGTAGAGAATACCAAGAGCAGCCCAGCAGCTTGTCCCGGACGATATCGAGATTGTCTGCGGAGTGAAAGAGTATTGTGATATGTCGAAGCCACTCGCAAGGCTGATTGTCCATGCCTCTGTGCCTGTATAAGCTATGTCCATACAAGCCTGGACACGCTCAATCAGCTTTTGCGGATGGTCACAATAGAAAGAGAATGTAGATAGTCCCGTGTAATGGAGATTGTTGTCATGCGGCACAACGTCTGTGAACTCAACGTTCTGCATTTCCCATTCAAGACCCCTGAACACGATGTTCTCGTACTTGAATGCACCGCCGTAGGAGTTACGCCTTGCCACCTTCTCAACTGCGAGAGGATCACGAAGGACGTATGTCTCTCCCCTGTACGACAACTTATCCCCGTATGCGAGTGATATCGGAGTAGGGGAGGAGATATCGAACGACACCTGCGTGTCCTCCAGGAAAGTACCCCTGTATTCGAGCACCTTCACTGAGGCCACGTATGCCGTTGCATCTGTCACGTTAGACAGATTGACGTTCTTCCTGTATATCCTCCACTCGCTCATTCACTCAGTGTTATATTTGTAATTGGGTCACAGACCCTTAATGTTACTTTAAATGTAGCTATTTCTTCCCCTGCTGCATTGGCAATATTCTGTTTGACATATGTATCAGGTGATACGTTTTTCAGATATACGTCCTTCCTCCCGACACCGTTGTAAGCGTCGTAGATGGTCAGCCGTGAGCCGTTGCCGTCAGAACCTCTTAAATAATCAATGAAAGAGCGCAAGTTAGCAGCAAGGCTGTTAAATGCGCCCCTATATATGAACGAAACATCCATGTCATAGGACTCTATCGGGAGCCCATCATCAGGAAGATGCACCTCGCTTCCATTCTCGTCGAGCCAATCGTTTGAATACGGCTCTTTCGTTCCGCCAGAAAAGTGGAAAGGAATGCTGCTCACCACCATTCCGTATGCCGTTTCGGTGTTGATGACAGATGTTTCAGTTCCGTCATTTTTCTTCTTTTTTATTAGGAGTGGGTAAGGTGCTGCCATCGTCATTATCCTGAATTATGCCCCAAAGATAGGTATTTTTGCATAAATATGCAAATAAAATGCAAAAAAATACATTATATTTTATAAAACAGGATACAACAATGAATCGGGAATGTCATTACCATGCTATGCCCGTTATAGCGGACATAGCACGAAAGAAGCTGCCGGGAAAAGTTTCCTACCGACCTCACCTTGCAGATATGCAGATAATTCTTCTTTGGGGTTAAGACCATAAACCGAGCTGATATGCTCTGTAAGGTGCTTTAGTTCATGTACGATGGAATCAAACATTTCCTCCGCAGACGTGGCAGCACTTGTGATTATGATGGAGTAATGGCTTTCAAGGTCTGAAAAGGTATATCCGGTATTCTTTCTCGACAGAACCATACATACATCTTGCGCCTCATAATCCGGCTTCCCGCATGCGAGCAATGCTTCGTAAACCTCATTCAGATCACTGACACCATCAACACCAAGGTAAGCCATGACCCACCAGTCACGCTTACCTATGTAAAAACCTGCCTTTATCATATCATCCTCTCCCAATAGATTGGTATTCCTGCGTTGCACATCTTTGCCTCAAAGCATGCAAGGACGTTTGAAGGGTCTCCGTCCGGGTCGCATAATGTTTCCTCAACGAAAAATGCACGTTGCTCATCCGTCTTGCAAGTTTTTGGGTAGTCAGCTACAGCCATATTGAACAGGTACCATGCCGTGTAAAACTCTCCATCATCTATCTTGACATTGTTCGTCGAGAGAATCTCGGAGACATCATCGGCAGAACGTGGTGTAATCTCCCTCATCTGTTTCGTTGCCGGGTCTTTTGTCCTCATGTTTCCGATAGCCCACTTTGCCAATTTCCTACTGAACTGACCGTGATAGATGTCTTCGTAAATTGCACGGTCTTCTGATATATACTGTTTCATCCTTTATCTTGTTTAAGTTAATAAATAAGGGGCGGCAGTTGCCCGCCAGCCCCTTTCGCCTTACATGTAGCGTCCTCGTGAGTCACGGCTGCGTCGATAGTTTTCCTCTTCGTTCATCTCATCCTCAGAATCTTCCCATCCGTGCTTATAACCTTCTCTGTATCCTTCACGATAGCTGCTGCCACCAGTCCGGTATCCGCCACGTAAGCCTCTGCCACCCTGACGCATGTTTTCACGCATCTGTGAGCGCATCTGCTGCTTGTCCTCGCTGTCTGGAATAAATATAAATGCCATAGTCGTAATGATTTAAGGATTCTGCTTCTTCGTAGGGCTTGTCAATTCCTGCATAAAGGCGAGGATTTTGTCGAGTTTTGAATCCGTCTCTTTCCGATGATCGACCAGTTCCTTAATAGTCCGGTCACGCTGCTTCTCCTCTGCATAGCGAGGATTGAGCAGTTCCATCTGTTTCTCACCGACCTTTAGGATCATATTGTTATATGATTCTCTGCCAAGCTCATCTTTAGCCGTCTTCATCATTGAATCTACAACTTGCATCATAGCCTGTGGGTTGCCGGTGTATGTCTCATCACCCTTTGATGCTATCTCAACGTTTGCAGGAAGGTCAGGAATCACCCTGTCACTTCCGTTTACATTGACGGTAAAACGAAACAACTGCTGTCCACCCATCCCATTTAGTGCGTTAGGCACCGTGTGTAGTTGATATTGTGGCTGCTGGAGAACTTTCTCCTTTACCACTCCTATAGCGAGAGTAGGCTCTTGACCTTCCCTCTTAGTGTGGATATAGAACGACGAACCCGTTCCCAAAGAATTGAAATCCATAGTTTTTTACTTTTGTTTGTTAATTGAATTGTCAGACCGTTGTTCTTGACATAAGTTGCAAAATGCCGTTGAATCGGTCATTGAATACTGTTATTACACCTGTTCCACCTATCAGTTCGGCAACGGTAACTGCTGTCCCATCAAACAATGTCAATGAGCGTGATACACCGTTGAGCGTAAGGGTAACTGGGAGTGTCGCAGTTGTTCCTGTCGGAATAGCGTCGGCAATCCTGATTGTCAGGTATCCGACGGGAGGGAGCTGCCTGCGTGTCCATCCGAGGGCGATATCTACGGAATCTGTTCCTACAGTCACGTTCGTAGATGTCAGGTAGGGTACACCTCCTGCGTTTGTCGTAATACTATTAAAGCATCCCATTTCCATATCCTCCTCGACACTTTAATTAGAATACAACATTACCACCCCATCCGTTATATCCGTAGCCATTGCCATAGAAACCACCGCTAACATAAGGAGTGGCATTCATTGCGATAAGGTTGGGATATTCAACTTGAACAGTATTTGGCATCTTACATTTAATGTCGTCAACCTCCTTACTCAATCCGGCCAACTGAGCATTCAGTGGAGCAACAGCCTGCTGTACGATACCTGCTGTGAAGTTCTGTGACTTCAAGGTAGCGATCTCAGCATCCTTCTCTGCCAACTCACGATCCTTACGACTTGATTCAAGAGCATCAATCTTGTTGTCGATAGCAAGATAGTTTCTGTTCATCGTGTCGGTCAGATTATAAGTTTGATGGCACATAGCGAGCTGATCGGAGGCAGCCTTTGAAGCAATGGACTGCTGTACGCCGTTAATACCCATCTGAACACCGTTGAATCCGCTATTCAGTGAAGTCTGGAGCGCATTTGTCTGCTGACATAATGCTAACTGGTTCTGACAGCAGCACTGCTGTAGCTGAGAAGCGAGATTGGAATCACCGCTCTGGATTGCATTGATTACCTGCAAAGCATTCATACCCTGTGCGTTGGCAATCTGGTTCAACGAGTTCTGCACGTTCTGCACTGCACTATTTACGAGATTGAAGTCTTGCCCTAACATTGTGCTGAGTGTCTGGATAGCCGTGCGGCTTGCCTCACCCTGATTTGTAACTGCGTTCATAATCAGTTCACGGCCACTGTCGTTATTGATTTGATTTGCGAGGTATCCTGCTGCACCGTTGCCGCCTCCAAAACCGTTACCAAAACCGCCATTACCCCATCCGAACATTGATGCGATAATTGCAAGACCGAAAAGGTCTGCGATAGAATTAAAACCTGTACCGTTCCCAAACATGCCGTTTCCGAAGCCGCCGATTGGGATGCTGAATGGAATAGTGCCTGCACCGCTGTTCCCACCATTCTCAGGAATTTGATAGATTTCCGCCATGAGAAAAAATATTAAAAGTTAATACTAATGTTATCCTGTCATGCGCATTGACAAGACAAAATTAACCTTCAAATCATCGTGACGGAAATTATTTCAAACGAACGCAATATCACATTTTGATAGTACGCTTGAATCGTGAAAGGATGCGGTAAACCTGAGCCACGCTGACATTGTAAACATCAGATAAATGTTCAACGATGTATGTCACCTTCAGACCATCAGAAAGCATCTTTTCATAGTCATTAAAGAGTTCAATATGATTAACATCAGACAGCTTAATATCATTTTCTGATAGTGCTTTAAGCACTTCTCTGCTAATTTTTACTAATTCTATTCCTTTCATTGGTACATTATTATAAAAATTCTATAACTTTGTACCCGCACCACCATCTTATTAGACACAATAGTCCACTTGACGACAATGAGGGTATAAGCCCCTGGCTGTCGTCTTGTGGCGTAAATAATAAGTTGGTGGTGCTTCTTATTGTTTTAGTGTCGGGGGCTTCTTTTTTCTCTTACAAGGACATTACCATGAGAATCAACAGTGCCGCCATATCTGTATGCAAAGCAAAGACTGTCTCCGTAGTTTCGGACGAGTACTTTCGCATCGTCGTAAACCTCTACAAAAACCTTTGCGCTATCCTTCACTTTTATTGTAACGTCCGACTTCCCTCTTACATAGATATTCGCTACGTGATACCCTGTATATGTAATATCTCCCGTACATGATCCGTTGATAACGAGCATCGGTACGTCTGCATCACATACATCCAAATAATCGTTTATGTATATGCCATGATTGCGTAGGTTATCTTTTCCGGCATATTTCAGCAACGTATCGTCATCAGGGAACCCTTTGTCTATCACAAAATCAATCCCCTTCGTGTATTTGTTCAGCAGTTCGTCTATGCCTGTATCGTCAGCCCATTCTCCAAACCACTTGTCGCAAAGGCCGAGGCTCCTTGCCTCAGCCCTCATTGCCTTGTTTAATAATTCCAAATCCATATTATTTGATTTTTGGTGTGTATATTCCTGAAACAATCCATCCCCTCAGTACGGAAAGGATTTCATCGTTACTATCAGCATTTCGCCCGGTGTTTACCGCTATCGTCTCCAGTTGCCTTAGTTGAAGCTGTGCGGTGGCGTTCATAGTCGGCATATTCTGCATCAGAAGGACAATCTGCGCCAACTGCTCACGGTTGATGCTTACATCGGCACGGATTGCATTGACGTAAGATACAAGCAGGTCTCCCGCATCTTCCGTTATTGATTTGATGGATGATGACAGATTCCCACTCTTGCTATCTGATTCCGTCATATCAAATCCAGCCCTTTTCATAGCATCAAGCAATGACGTGATGGTGTTTGCGCTGCTTTCTCCTGCCGATTCAAGTAATTTCGCAATCTGGACGACATCACTCTCATCAAGTTTGCCGTTCTTTGCAGTCATCTGGTCAGTAACATAATCAAGAACTGGGTCTAATGCCATCTCAACGACTTTCTTTGCGAGGATATTCTTCGTTATATCCTTTACCAAATCCCTTACTTTGTCGTGCCATGCCTGAACAGCATCTTCGCCTTTCGCCCATGCCTCAACAACGGCATCCGTGAGTTCCTGCGCCCATGACTTGATATCTATACTATAAAGCTCCTTTGCCATATCCTCGGCAAAATACTTTATAGTATCCTTCATCTCTTTTATCTGCTGGTCGTAGTCGAGGAGTTTATCCTGGTCTTTCTTCTTCTTGTCGTTCTCTGCCTTACGCTGCTTCTCTAATTCTGCAAGCTGATTCTTGTAGTTTTGGAACATCTCGTCATAACCACCTGCCGTATAGATACCACCTAAAGCACGATCAATCTCCGTTTCGAGATTCTTATATGCGTTCTGCAATTCCTTAACTCTTCGGGTCGATTCCTGAATGGCCTTATCAAGTTTCCTGTCGTGTTTCTGAGCAAGACGGCCTATCCATCCTACGGCTTCGCTTGCTACTGCAATAATACCTCCTACGGGCCCACCGCTGGCAAATGCAGAGCCAATATTACTGATCGAACTCATGGCTGCATTTACATCATCCATCGCACCTGCCAGGCTTTCCTTTCCGAGAGCATCATACATTGAAGATAGTTTTCCTGCAAAGTCGCCAACGATATTAGCGCACGATGAAATGCTCTCTCCGAGTTTCCTAAATGCTGTTTCCTTCTTTTCAAAAGAGGATTTGTCGTCTTTTAGGGTATCCCATAACTCTTTTATATCTTTAGCGAGTGTCTGGAACGGGCTTTTCTTCGACATGTCTTTATGATAGTCATCGAGAGTTCCCTTTAGCCTTTCAAACTGTTCTCTTGTAAGCCTAAGAGTTTTCATCTTCCCCTCATCATCAATAAATGCTGATAAGTAATAGTCAACCCTTCCGGTCTTAGGATTGACTGGCTCTGCGACAGCGTTTTCTGCTATATAACGAGCAAGCGATTCTGCCTCTTTGAGCTGTTTGAACCCCTTGTACGTCCTGTCACCGAATATCTTTTCATAAATAGGTAATGTCTCAAACAGTGTACTCTGCAGCCTCTTTATTTCGTCTGTATTCTTCTTTATCTGCGCAGAATGATCAATACCGCTTTCGTCTTCACGCCATTTAGCGATCTGCTTTTCAAGCATCTCAATTTTCTCGGAATTAGTCATGATTTCCGCCTGAGCGTCTGCGGCTTCTTTCAATTCTGTGATAAAGTTATTCTTTATTATGTTTGAAATTTGCTTCCATTGCTCATATAGCACCTTGCCCTCTTCCGTGTTGTAGGCGAAGAATTTTTTTGCTTCTTCATCAGAGAACTCAAAAGATACGTTTTCCTTGCCGACAGTCTTCTCAAACTCTTCGGCCATAGCCCTCGCTTTGTCATCCCATTTTACTCCACCTGTGAATACAAGGTCAGCAAGACTCTTATCTCCTGTTCTTTCATATATTGTCTTGTAGTTATCCCACTTCTCTGAAATATCCGACATTGATTCCCTGAACTTTGCGGACAACTCTTCGAGGGACTCTTTTTCTTTGTCGTAGTCAAATAGACTGCGCTCCCTCTTAACGTCTCTTTGCAGTCCTCGTCTTTCAGCTGTCTTTCCGTCTATCTCACTATAGAACTTGTCTATAGCCTTGCCGAAATCGTCAATATCGTAGATTGGTTTGCCATCTGCGAAGAGTCCGCCGAACAGTCCGTCCTCCTGCAGTTTTTCCAATGCTTTTTCCCTACCAACCAATGCCGCCCACTTCTTATACTCAGAGTAAAATGCCTTTAAGTCGTTAAAACGCTCTTTCCATGCCTGTAGAGTCTTATCAACGGTGTTCCTACTCTTATTTCCGCCAACAGGTTTTTTCTTGTCCTCACTAAACCCTATCGCTTTCCTTTCCGCTTCAAGCCTCTTTGCTTCCGCTTCTTTTGCCTCTGCATCTGCGACATCACCGGCATCTCTGAGGTCTTTCGCCTGTTTGCGTAGATCATCAATGTTTTTATTAATTGTCTCCTTGTAATTTGAGGCATCCTTGAATCGTTGAGCGACCTGTGTCCTTGAATATTCATTACCGCCAATAGATATTGTGCCAGTATCACCTGCTACAACACCGCCAAACTTATTCCAAATGTACTCTGAAAATCCGTCAAGATTATCCGTTTTAATAATAGGAGTAAGTGTTAGCTGTGCGTAAAATCCTTTAGCAAGCCAGTCTGCAATCCTTTGCTTCGTGTCCTCAGACGCGCCAACCATTCCCTTCGTGTATTCAGTAATGACAGTGCGTATTTTTGTCCTCTCAGCATCAGTTAATTCGTCAAAACCCTTACGTAAGTCAACGCCTAATTCTTGAGCTTCAGCTTTTAATGCAGGCAACGACCCCTCTGCGGCTTTCCTTGCATCCAAGAATAATTCTTCTGACTTTTCAAGAGCACGAAGATATTCTGTCAAAGCGGAACGTTTTCCGCCACCTGCGGCGAAAAACTTGATGGCTTCGTTTGCGTAGTCGCTCTTCAACAATCTCTCTAAGTTTTCAAAGATATTGTCACTGTTAAGTTCGTTAGCCAAATCCTTATGTTTACTACGCATCTGGTCTAACATATCTCCATAGTAACTTGAATACTTCTGCATCTTGACCTTAATGCGGTCAACGTCCATTACAGAGTCTTCGTATTTTGTGACAGCACTCTTTTCGTCATCAAATCCAGCATCATGTAAAGCGTTCGCAATGATCTTTGAACCACCGCCATCACCAATTTTGTCAAGGACTTGCCTATATGCCTCTGCTGCTTCTGTCAGGTATCTAAACCGTTCTTCAACATCTTTGATACCACGGCTTTCTGTGATTATCCGATTACCCTGATCTCCTGCATTAGTAAGTTGTTCTTCAAGATACTCAATTTTCTTAGAGATTTCATCAGAGCTGCCTGTTACAGATTTCAACGCGCCGTTTAGCGTATTTGACAATTCCATTGCAGAAGATGCCATCTCCTTTGATTTTTCATTAAGCCTTTCAACGCCCTCTCTCGTCTTGGAAACCCAGGAATACAGGAGTCCGAGGCCTGTAATGGTTGCGCCAACCCATCCGCCGAGGAATGACAATGCTGACTTTCCGACTCCCTTTAATAACATCCCGAAGCCGCCAGATGACAAAAGCGATAACAGTCCTCCGGATGCACCCCTCATCTTTTGCAGCCTGATAAGTGCAGCCATACGAGTTGAAAGAACGCCAGTCATCTGCAATTCCCTGAGAACGCTTTGGTTTATTCTCCCTTGTGTGTACAGCCTGCTAATCTGTAAAGTATTCAACCTGCCTTCTTGTGCGAGAAGTCCATAGTAAATATCTTTGTTCTTGATGTTATTGACTGTTCGCAGATATTCCTCTCTGTTAATCTCCCCAAGCAAATACCGTCTCTTTTGCTCAATGGTGTATAATTGTTGAGCCTTTGCAATATTCGCATCGATACCCTTTGTGCTGCCAAGTGTTCCAAACGCACTCGACATCATCTTGCTGTTAATCAGCCTGCTCAACGCGAATCCGCTTATTGCAGGCATCATTGTTGTGATGTTTCTCGAAATGGCAATAACCAAATCAAGCATCGTCCTGAGAACTTTTCCAGTCGGCCCCTCTGCACTTGCCAAGTCGCCAAGCATAATCTGCCAGATGTCTGCGAGTTTCTGCCACTTTCCGTATAGGGTATCAGCCATTGTAGCCTGCATATTGTAGAACAGTCCTCCCTGGTTGGTCATGTCCCACATAACATCTCTCACCATCTCAAAGCTGACGGCTCTTTGGGAGATTAACTTGAAAACGTCTGCTGTTGTCGTAAGTCTGCCGTTCATCTCAGTAAACTTCTTTGCCAAAGCCTGTACCATCGGGATACCGGCCTCTGTAAACTGACGCAATTCCTGACCTCTCAATACTGCGGCACTTCGTACCTGTCCGTATGCGAGGATCAGACGATTGATATCTACACCAAGACCTACACTCAAATCAGACAACCTCTTTGTCGTATCAAATAACTCGTTTGCGGTAATCTGATAGGCACTCAACTGTTTTGCTGCAGAGGTCAACTCCATGAATGTCTTCGGAGACTCTACGGCAAGGTCTTTTAATTGAGAGAAGATAGATGTAGCCTTTTCTGCATCACCGATGATGTTCTGCAGGGCAACATGTTGAAACTCAAACTGGCCTCCGATTGTTATCACATTTCTGAGAAGGGTCTGTGCACCAAAGAGTGAGAAATAATAGCCTGCTTGTTGACGTAACATTGATAAGGTACTCATAGCCTGTCTGCTACTCTGTGTAACCTTATCGTAGCTTGCCGCTACTCTTTGGTTCTCGGCAATTACATTCTTTTGTGATATGGCATTGGCTCTTTGTTGTGAACTATTCAGTTTTTCCTGTGCTGAATAAAGACTGTTCATTGTCCTTAACACGTGTGTGTAGTTGGCGTTAAGGACATCTGCTACCTGCTTACTGTTCGTTCCGTATTTATTAGCTGCTTTTATAAGTCTAATGAAATATCCATTTAATCTGGCCAACCCCTTTTCTGTACTTGTTATGTCAGCACCAAGAGACAACCCATTTGCCATTGATGTCTGTAATTTTTTTCTGGTCTCCATGATTTTGTGGAGAGAATCTCTGTATTTATCTGCACTTTTATTGAGAGCTGAGTATTCTTTAAAGATTGCCTTATCTATTTTTGCTTGGCTAACACCGAGGTCTCTAAGTCCGTCCCTCATTTCTTTAATTCTTACCATGTCAGCTTCGAGTGCCTTTTGAACTCTGTCCCTGACACCGAGTTCAAACCAAAGTTCTCCAGTTTTTGTCCCTGCCATATATCGTTATTTTAAGAATTGTCAATTAAACATTATCACTCTTTATGATGTCGTCAATCTTCTCGGCCTTCCAACCGTCAGCGACGCTCTTCCCATCATTCTCTTTCTTCATCTCCAACCATTTCCTTGCGAGTTCGTCCATCTCTTTCCTCGTATGTTTTTTCTCCTTCTTCTTGTCCGCATCATAGTCAATGAACGGTTGGTCAATCAGCCCTAATTCAATCTGTGCAGATGTGAGACCCCACCAATAGTTCCATGCGAACACCCCGTAATGCGTTTCAAGCAAAAACGGATATTTTTCTCCTAATGAGAAGAGCTGCCCCCACTGGGTACGGCTTGGCCAGCTTTCACTTCCTCCCTCTTTGCCGTCATCGCCACAATCTCGTCCATCAGCACGGTCGATAATGTGGTAGTTAGAAAGAATGCCGTCGATGGAATTTTTTTTTTAGAAACATCAAGAACATTGAGAACGTCTGCCATGTCCACATCAACGATGTAGTACAACCAACGCCAATAGATAGGATAATAGAGACGAGTGCGAATCATACTCCAAAAACCGCTCTTTACATTCATCAGCATAAGGGCTGCTATCTTTACGTTCCTTTTCCACGCGTCCTCCTCGTAAACCATCAGACGCTCAAATTTCAAGTAGGTCTTTTTGTGTATCCACCCCATCATCTTTTTCTTTCCACGGAACGTGAACTCCGTCGGCTCGGCATTCATCACTTCACCGAGCATGTTCTTCCACACTACATCTGGCTGTTCTAACTGTTTCATTGCTGTTCTAATTAAAAAAGGGCAGCGGCCCTGATGCCACCGCCCCTAATTATGAAGAAAAATTGACGTTATTCACCCTTTGAAAGGAAAATCATGTCACCACCAGAACCACTCTCCATAGAGCCCGTGAACTTCAATGCGTAAGGCTCCGTACTTGCACTGTCGTACTGCGGAGTAACATAAAGAGCAAGGTTGTTGATAATGAGCAACTTGTCCTTCGACTGGTTGAGAATCGCAACACAACCCACAACCTTCGTATCGTTGAACTTCACACTGTTACCTGACCATGTGCCTGCTGCGATAGAGCCACCGTCGCCGACAATAGCAGTCTGGACGCTTGCGCTGACTGATGTGACAGCACTTGTACCGTATGCCAACTTCAGGACATCAGTATGGTTAGTGGGAACAACAAACTCGATGTTTGTATCTCCTACCTCTGCACTTGTAGTCCAGGGGATAGACAGACCGTGGACACGGTAGTTGTTGATAGTCGGGTCATCCTGGCTGATAGAGATTGAGTCCACCTCAACAGGAAGCTCGTAGTCAGGATTCAAGGTGATGGTACTTCCAGATGTAATAACATTTGTCTGGAACATCACAGAGGATATACCATTGAATACATCCTTCAATTCGGTCATTTTCTTTAATGCCATAATCGTTATCCTTTTTATTTGTTAATACTAAATTGTTGTAAGTGTCGCTTGAATGAGTGTCTCGTGAAATCCATTGCCATCAGGCCGTCCGAAGTACATGACATCGGGGTCTGCAATAGTATATGTATGTTCCTTTCCCTGAATGATGATAGGGAAGAGGTTTACCACGTCTGTGATTAGCTTGTCGGATTCGGGAATGTTCACTTGGTCAGGATTGGCACTTGTGCTCTTGTCTTTAACGTATATCTCAAAATATACGATGGTGTGAACCCACCAGTCAAGAACGGCACCGATAATCTCCTCGCTTAATGCTGCAGGGAGCGACACGACGATAAAACTGTTCAGTTTCTTGTCTGTCGCCGACGGTCTTGTTTGCGTATAGACAGTATCGCAAACCGTCAACGCATTCGTTTTCAATCCTTGCAGTATTTCTTTTATGCTAACCATGCTGTTATCTGTTTCTGACATTTCCAAATCTTACTTTTGCACCTAATTGAGATAATTCTGCAGAGAACGATTTAAGGACTTCTACGAATCCTGTATATGCCGCGTAGTGCGCTCCGCTTGCTATTACATAACTCCATCCCTTGTTGTTCAGGGGTCTTGCCCTTCTGAGGAATGCTATTGCACGTTCATCCGCTCTGTATTCAGACTTTGCAGGGTCAGGGGAACTGAAATCCTTATTTTGAGTACCTCCATCGTATCTTCCACGTCCCGCCTTCCACTCTTCGTCCCTCATCAGCGCGTGATAAATCGGGCGACCGTTATCTGTCTCTGCAGTGGTGGCATATCCCTGCAACTTTCCATTCTGATACAGGCCTACTGCAACTCCTGCCCTTGTGTTACCAGTCATTCCCGGTATCTTATATTTGTCAGCAAGTTCTGTTATCCTCTCGCACATCCTTCTCGCCTGCGCTTCAAGGCTCTTATAACTACCCCTATATGCTGCGCTATAGATGTTCCTGCGGATTTTCCTAAACTGACTTTCAAGACTCTCCATTACGCACCGATATTTCTGTTCAGTTCTGCGTATATTATAGACCTGTTGTTGTCAGGCTCGCAGTCCCTTATCTTCCATTCCTCCACCACATTTCCCATTTGGATCGTCAGGATGTCACCGTCCATAGGATAGGGCTTGTCAACTTCGAAAGAATTGTACACATGGCAACAGTCCCCCCACATATCATACCTCATGGGGATAGAGGCTTTTCTCTTGTTGACATCTACCTCGTTGCCGTTCGTAGTCGTATCTGTGTACCCACGTCCGCATCCATCGTAAATGACCGTCTCGGCCATTTCGTTTTCTGAAAACTCATCAGACAGTTGGAGTCTGGTTATCCTGACTGTATGCGGATAGCGTGGATTATCGTACACAACTTTTCTCATTCGAATCCTATTGTATGTGGAAGTGGATTACCAAAGCAGTCATAGTCGCAGTGTGCGATGCCATGTGACTCTATAGCCACTCGCACCCTGTCGTCGGCAGGTGATTCCTCATCATACTTGTCGTATATACCGTAGGCATAGCCGAGCATGCGGTCTTTGTCATCGCTACTCAGAGTGAAACCTCCGCCACTGTGACTCCATCCGTTGTCGCTATCCGTGGATGCCGTTACCTTACCAGGTCCCATACATATCCACACATACAAGTCTGCCTTTAGCAGTTCCTTAGTCTTCGTGTCTAAGGATGAAAGCGGAGCATCCACCTCCAAACCCCTGTCGTTAAGGATGGTTGCCGCACACTCAGATGGAATTTCAAAGTTCACACAGCCGAAGACATAATCCTCGACCGTGCGAACTGCGTTATTTTCACTTTTTCTACTCATCAAGCATTAATTTGTGGTTATTCGCCCTTTACGGTCAGATAATACATCCAACGTACCTTGTTAGGTACAACGAGAGCCTGAACCTCAGACTTGATAGTCTGGTTCATATTCTCATCATTGAACACCTGACGGATGAGGGTACGGCCACCATCGTAGAGTGCAGTACGTGCACCCGGTGTCTCCATGTAGATAGGTCTTCCACACTGAACGTCACCGATTGCTCCGTCTGGGACATATACCAATACGCCATCCTTGAACGAGCGGAGGTTGGTGTATGCAGCCTTCTTTGTGGCAGGATCAATCTTCTCAACGGCGGCAGTAGCGTCAATAACTTCGATACGACCGACACGGCTCTGGATGTACTGCCATACTACATCCTCGTCAACGGCTGCGGCATACTTGGTGTTCTGTGCGTCTGTCAGGCCGGGATAGTGGCTTGTCACGTACATTGAACGGAAGTAAGGCATTGCTACGAGAGCGTTGTAGGTTTCAATAGCACACTCCCAGTGGCCCGCAGGAGCGAAGTCATTCAGTTCTGCGCTTGAACGGATCTTGCGCATAACGTCAATCGGAGAAATAGTACCATTTGTAACATTTGTGGTCTGTGTTACGGTACCGTCATTTGCTACGGTGTACCATGTAGAGTTGTGCTTGTTAGCAGCCTTCACGCCCCAATCAATCTCCAGTGGGAGTCCGTATGGGTTGTTTGTGGCATCGATAACCAACTTACCTGTTGACACAATCTGATGACGCTGATACTGAATGGTATTATAGTTACCGCCAATCAGGTCGTCAAGACCATTGAACAAGAGTTGCATGATGAACTCCTCAATCTCTGGAGTAGAACTGCCGATAGAGTCCATCAAAAGGAGTTTCTCGCGTAATTGCTTACGATTCAAGCCAGTCTCATGCTTGAACACAGGCAGCTCCCCACTTTTCAGTGTCAAACCGTCGGTGCTCTTTGCAGGACCGTCGCTGTCAATATCTACATAAGCAGCCATTGAGTACGGACGGATAGTCGCCTCAATCTGCTCGTATGTAGGATGCAATGGAATGTCTGGGTTGAGAGGGAATCCCATCTGTGCGAAGGTAGCCTCTGCATTATACTTGTCCGCAAACATATCCTGTATGTAGGTTTCAAGAGCATTTGCACCCACGTAACCGAGGGAAGCAAGACCCTTGCCTACTACGTCATAAAATTCTGCTGTTCTTGCGTACATTGTTATCCTTTTTTAATTGTTAATCACTCATCCCTACGGGATATTACTCAGCTTTTAGCGCGAAGATAAAATCGATATTTCCGTGCAGTCCTGTCAGCAGCTTAGACGCATCCTCTGTAATACCTGCGCCCTCTGCCCAAATCTTACCAGCCTCAACGCCTGCAATGGTGGCACGGATGCAACCATCTGGTATGCGGACATCATTGTAAGAAAGACAGTTGACCTCTGCCAACTTAGCAGCAGCAGCCGTTCCTGCGGCAGCCTCAGCCTCTGATGCGCCATCTGCGGCACCAGTTGCGACAGCCTCGGCCAACTCTGCGATGTCTACAATCTCTGCGTAGTGGTTTGAGGTGAAGATAAGACCAGTACCAGCGGGAATCAGATCGCCTGCGGAATAGTCTTCCAAATCAACCAAACGTCCGAGATGAGCCACCTTGTCAACACGTGCCCAAACCTGAACATCACCCTGCAAGGTTCCGCCAGTGCGCTGTGCCATAGTGTTTTGTGTACCTTCAAAATTTGCCATCTTAAAATTAATTTACAGTTAAACTTATAGCTGTGCTATTCTTCTTTTTTCGGCAGTCTCCCGCTTCTGCGCTGCTTTTCCATAAACGCAGCTCTGCGGTCAAGAGCCTCTTTGTCTGGGCCTGCTCCTTTCCCACCTCCGCCTTTGCGTGGTTTTGCATATTCAATCCCTGCTTTCTTTAGCTCCGAGAAATATGCGCTCTCTGCACTCTTTACAAGTCCATTGATGTCATACTTCTCTCCTTCACCAAGTTCTGGCAGTTTAAAGTCTGCAAAAGCACGGTCAACGAAGTACTGGTTAGCGGTTATTCCACCTTCCTTGAACAAAGTCGCAAGTCCGTCTTTTACTTGGGCTACAACTGCATCATTTGCTGCTTTCGCCTCGCGGATTTTGTTGCTTTTCTCCAAAGCGTCAAGACGGTCTGCCAAAGCCTGCATCTCAGGTGTCAAACCAGTTGACTTTTCTTCCTCATCAGATTTCTTCTCCGCTTGGAGAGGGTGACGCTTTTTCCAGTCGTTAATCTGAGCACCTGCATCCTTCGCAATGTTACCATTCATCCGGATAAGGCGGTCAGCAATTCTCTTAGTAAATGCGTCATCGACTTGTGCGTCGTCGGTGATTCCGGCAAGAGCGTCATCAAGCTCCGCGTCAAAGCTCTCTGCGCTCAATACGGTCAGCTTGGTGTTGCCAAGTGCCGTTTCGACTAATGGTCTGAGTGATTCTCTGTCCATGAAAACAATCTTTTTACTATAAAAATGTATATTTATCAAAAACTGCTCCAAATTTATGAATATTTTTTGCATAAAACAAATATTTTTGCATAAATTTGCAGAAAATATTCAATATTTATGCAGAATAGGCTTAATATTCGTTCTGTTAAGCTATATGCGGCTACTTAATCGGTTGTTGAATGAAGAAGTATTCAGGACTATACACGAAAGAAGGTCAGCCGATTTTTACGCAGGAATACATCGATTCGCTGCGGCAGCAGATTATTTCCAAAAATTTAAAGAATTGGATTGTGCCGCAGTCAGGAGGCCAGGAGCGCATGCTTTCGCAGGATGTTGATATCCTTATATGCGGCGGATCGAGGGGCGGCCCTCTTTTGGTGGACACGGAAGTTGTAACACCATTCGGAATGAGACGAATAGGTGACATGAAGGTTGGCGACATAATCACAGGTCTCGATGGTGGTATGCAGCGTGTTATCTCAAAAATTAACTATGGGAAGGTTCGCAGCTACAAACTTAAATTCGTTGATGGATCAGACGCTATCGCATCCTACGATCACCCGTGGAACGTAAGACAAACGTGCTATAGATCAAAAAAGAGAATCATAAATGGGCTCGGTCTTAAAGATGATTGGCGGGTGTGGACGACACAAATGATTGTTGACAGGATAAAGAGACGTAAGTCTGGCGAGAAAAAGAATGGGCATCTTGTCATTCCGCTATGCGATCCTGTTAAATTTACCGTCTCGGCACCGAGGTACGGGGTTGACCCATATCTTCTTGGAATAATACTTGGAGATGGTTGTGTCACAAAGTCGATTGTTGAACATGACAATATAATGTTTACAACAGCGGATGACGAGATTGTTCAAGCATTCATTAATGCTGGGTATGATGTGCACGCAAGGACAGTTGTCAAACCTATTGACAAGATATTTAAATCAAAAAAGTTTGTGGAAGCATTAAAGAAATGGGGACTTTATGGCCACAAGGCTGGCGACAAGTTTGTACCGAGAGTCTTCAAGTTTGGCACAATAGATGAACGCTTTGCCATCCTTCAAGGATTAATGGACACAGATGGATGTATAGACAGTCGCGGGCACTGTTCGTTTACTTCAATAAGTGAGCAACTTGCCAAAGATGTAAAATTCCTCGTAAACAGCCTTGGCGGACTTGCAACTATATCTAAAGGCGAGACATTCTATACTAAAAACGGAGAGCGCATACAAGGAAAGGATGCCTATCACGTATATATAAGAATAGAACGTTCTGACAGACTTTTCCGACTTGAACGAAAGAAATGCCTATCCACCAAATATAACGGCGGTATAAGTGAATATACACGGCGCATTGTCGATTACGAAGATATGGGTGAGCAAGAAGTCTGCTGTATCGGAGTAAGCAACCCGGACTCTCTGTTTATGGTGAATGATTTCGTCGTTACACACAATAGCAAGTCGTTTTCGTTGCTTATGGAGGCATTGAAAGATATTCAGAAACCTGACTTTCATGCCATCATACTACGTAACAACAAAAAGGCTATGGAGAAACTTATACGTGACTCCAAGAAATTATATTTCCAATATGGAACATACAACCGTTCTGCAGCTGATATGACCTGGTACTTCGACGCAGGAGGAACGTTGGAATTTAAGTACCACGATGATGCGGATGACGATTTTAAAGAAAGATTCCAGGGACAGGAATACGCCTACATAGGAATAGACGAGATAACGCATATATCATACAAGAAATTCAAATACCTCACGACCTGTAACCGTAACGCATACGGCATACGAAACAGGATGTGGGGAACGTGCAACCCAGACCCCCGGTCATGGGTGAGGCAGTTCGTCGATTGGTGGATTGACAAAGACGGATATATTGACCCTGAAAGGGATGGTGTCATAAGATACTGCTTTATGAAGGGGGAACGTATCAATAACATTATTTGGGGTGATACGCGTGAAGAGGTCTATAGGAAGTGTAAGGAGGATATTGACCTGTTATGGACTCCAGAATACGAAAAGATGGGACTGAAGCCTGAGAATGTCTTTATACAGTCTGT